TATAAAAAAATGGTTGATGAGTGGCAAGATTTTGTCCCACCACCAGTAATGAAAGGTAAACCGCGCTGGACTGAAATAGAAAAAATATGCCGTTACCGTTGTATGCTTGATGAAGTCTTAGAGTATGAAGAGACCGATTACTCACACTTTCCATTGATCTTTGTTGATGGCAATTCTGTGATGATAAAGACTCCTAAGAATGGTAATGTAAGGCAATTTACCCGTCCTTATACTTATCAGGCAAAAGGCGCGCAAAGGCTTAAGAACTATGCTGGTATTTGTGTAGCTAATGAGATCGAAAATACCGTTCAAAGTAAATTTATTATTGCAAAAGAAGCATTGCCAAAAGAAGAAGATTTCCTAGCTGCCTATAAGAACCAGCAAAGACCATCCAATATGGTATTTAATGCGTTCTTTGAACAAGACCCTAATCAACCTATTCCTAATCCAATTCGAGAAGTACAACGCGTTCCAGCGCCTCCTGAATTGATGCAAACTTTTTCAAGTACTGATTCACTTATTCAAAATATTCTAGGGTCATATGATGCTTCATTAGGAATAAATGACAATCAATTATCAGGAATTGCTATCGTAGAAGGTGCAACGCAATCCAATTCTGCTGCGATGCCATATATTGTTGGTTATCTACAAGGACTAAATAGAGTAGCTGAAGTCTATGTAGACCTATTTCCAAAATATGTCACCACGCCTCGTAGTATTCCTGTGATGGGAATTGATGGTAAAAAATCCTATGTAAAGATCAATCAACCTGGCGCACCTTCAATTGATTACGATTCGAACATACTTAATGTAAAGGTTGAAGCAGGTGTTTCCTTTCAAATTCAAAAGTCTAGGGCACTAAATCAAATGATTGGTTTAATGAAAGTATCACCAACATTTGACCAATTTATGAACCAGAAAGGGTTACCAATATTGCTTGATAATGTCGAAATCAGAGGAATAGATCAATTAAAGATCATGGCTGAGGATTGGCTAAAAGAAATGGAAGCAGCGAAACAAAAAGCACAGCAAGAAGGTCAGGAAAATAATCCAGATGTGATTAAGAACCAAATTGAAATGGCGAAATTGCAACAACGTACACAATCAGAACAAGCACAGTTTGCAAAAGACATGGCTAAACTGAAACAAGATGAAATGAAAGTCATATCCGATGCTGTTATGTCTCGCGATACTAATGAAGTACAGCGCTTAAAAGCAGAAGCCGAGATATTTTCAAAGAAAGTTGACATGAAACTAGCATGGGACAACCAACGACATCAACACATGATGAGTGCTATTGAGACTCATCATAAACTGAAAGAAGCCCGTAGACCAAAAGGAGAAAATCGCAATGCAAGTACAGCGTAAAATGAATGTTAAAAACCCAACTGGCTCAGCAAAATATGCAGCCAAAAAGACTAAAAAGGCTAAAGAATATGGATATGGCGATAAAAGCTCGAAAAACATTGGCAAATCTATTGCACTCAATAAAAGAGTGGATAAGCCACTTACTAAGACCGAAAAAAAGCAATTTAAACCAAGAGGAAAGAAGGTTTAGCCAGGAAGAAGTTAACCAATTGATTGCTCAAGCAAGGAGAAATGTGATGAAAAAAGCTAAATTAGGAAGTGGTGCTAGATTTAAAGCAGGTTCCGAAGCTATCCAAAAGAAAGAAGGGCTTAGCAAAAAAAGTGCTGATGCAGTAATGGCTGTTGCCGGTCGAAAGAAATATGGCGCCAAGAAAATGGCTAATTGGGCTGCCAAGGGGAAAAAGAAATGATTATTCAACTTAACCCGCAACTCCCTGTCGTTACGCCTAAAGGAAAAGGATATGCTCTTTTTCTAACTGATTACGGAATAGAACATGACCATATGTGGACAGTAGCTATTAATGAGACTGGTGAACTTTGGTCTTTCTTCAATCGTGAGGTGAAGATGGAAAAGAACATTACGATAGGTAGGACATTAAAAGATTGCAAAGAATATCATATAGGATTAGATGGGTAGTAAATATAATCAAACTGGTTTAATGTAATAACATCAACAATTGTTTTTAAATGGAGTTATAGCAATGAAAATGGAAAGCATGAAAAAAGAAAAAATGGGCGGTGTTAAAAGTGGTGGTGATGGCATCGAACGTTTGTTACAACGCAACAACAAAAAAGAAGGTCAAGGCGGTAAAATGAACAATGCGCCACGAGAAATGGCACACTGGAAAAGAAATGATTCAACTATGACGCCAAGAAAGGCATAAATCATAGTAAATTTTATTAATCTTTTGAATAAGGATATTCAAAATGTCATATATTCTATACCCTACTTTTGCAGGGCAAACGGATGTTACCCCTGTCGTTCGCTCAATGTTATCTACTGATACTCTAGCAACTATTACTGCTGCAAATTACATAAACAATACCAATTTAGAAGGTAACACTATTCTATCAACTGATGTCCTTCTTGTTTCTTATAATGGAGGACGAGGATTTTTCACGCCTGTATTTTCTTCGACTGGTGTCATTACTCTTCAAGCAACAGACTCAACAGTATTATTGCCAACTATCAATGGTGATTTTGCGATATTTTCTAATAATGAAGGGGGTCTAAAAGATAACGGCTACTCTCCGACCAATCCTGCAAAAACAAAAGTTGCTATGATGAATGCTGCTGTGACATCCGGACATATGGCAGCTTATACCGATAATGTCGGTACACTAGGCGATGGCGGTGTGATTGGGACGGCTGCTGCTAAAGCTGCTTCAAATCCAGCAGACCCAACTGTGGCTTCTGTCACAGGGGCTTATGTTGTTAATGACTTTGCTACTTTTGCAGATGTTAACGGTAGTTTGGCAGACAGTGGAATTACACCTTCTAATGCTGCATTACCTAAAATTGCTAGTGTAAATGGTGCAACTATAGTTGGCGATTTTCCTATTTTTTCCGATATAACAGGGACTATCCAAGATTCTGGCGCTGCTTTACATACAATACTTGATCTAGCAATACCAGGTGGTGCTACATCTTATTTAATTCCTGTTACTGGTATGACGGCTGCGTCTGTAGCTGTTGCAACTCCTAATATTGTAACTAACGATTCTTTTATAACTCAATGTCATACTTCCGCTGGTGCTTTGACTCTTACATTTAACGTTGACCCGGGTGTTAGTACTATTAATGTTTTCTGGACTACTATTGCTATATAATTTTGATAATTATATAAAATAATATACAATTGCCTTTCTTAAAAAGGAGAGGCAATTAAAATGAACGTAAAATTAGCAGAAGCTTTATTAAGGCGCAAAGAATTAGCAGCAAAAGTCGAATTATTAAAAAAATTCAAAGAAAACCAATTATATTATGAAGTTCGTGCCCAACGTGTAAAAATTACCGAAGGAATAGAGAATGTTGATGCTAATTATCCAAAGTTAAATGTTTCTCAAGTGACAGAAGAATTTGACTGGCACGCACGTCAATTACGTTTAATTGATGCCGCTATCCAACAAGCTAACTGGACAAGTGAAGTAACAGTTGATTCTACTGTAATGGAAGATTTTAAAGCTAAATGAGTTCAAAAATAACTTGGGGCGAATGGGAAAGGCCGCTGGGAGCCTTAATCCTAAGTAATTGGCCAATTACGTTGCCTGTACCTCACAGTAAAGGGGTATTAAATGTGTAGCTCAATGGGTAGAGCTTCTCACTAATAATGAGAGTGTTTTTGGTTCGAGTCCAAACACAAATGCTATTGGAGCATTTATCAATGAACTCATAATATGAGAAAATTTAATTGATAATTTCCAAATAACCGATTGTGATTACAATAGAAGCCCGAATAAAATTAGTCCGATTAACCTGCTCATTGACCAAGTTATTTTTAAATTTGCATTTCCATTTTATCTCTAAACCATTTATCGGTTTCATCAACTGGATAGTAAATTTTTCCTGTGCCAGCAGACTTAACAAATTTAGGTTCTTTTTTATTTAATCTTTGCTTTCTAAACCAATACGGTGAGTAATCATATCGTTGTGATGCTTCTTTTTCGTTAATAAATTTTTTACCTAATAATTCCATCATCTTTACTATTCCTTTGTAAAATTGTTATTCCTTAGTAATTAATAATAAATCTTAATACTTATTTTTGCAATATTTATGCGCATATATTAATGTAAATTCTACGTAGCCATACGGGATAAATGGCTGAAACTTGTCAATCAAGGCATACCGTGACGGGGTTAATAGTCGAAGGGAGTAATATGACTGAAATAGCAAATGGAGAGGCTCAGAGTCAGGATGTCTCTGCTGCACCTGTAACATCTTCGTATCAGGCGCCTTCACAGGTAGCTAGCGAAGAAAAACTTTTAAAGCAGTCAGAAGTTAATGATCTAGTTGGCGCTGCAAAGCATGAAGCTGTTGAACGCTATAAACGCGCTCAAGCGCAACCGCAAGGAACGCAACAGACTAGCACTAATGGAATGACAGCCGAAGAGGTACAAAAGATAGTTGGCGAAAGAATTCAACAATCAAGGAATGATTGGATTGAAGAACAAAGACAGCAAAGCGAGCGGCAGGATGCCAATCGAATTGTCAATGAATTCGCGAGTCGACTAGATGCAGGTAAAGGCAAGTATCAAGATTTTGATAATGTTTTAGGTGATGTGGATTTAAAAAATTTCGGCGCCACAGTGCATTTAGCAACGTTCGTCGATAATACCGCAGATGTGATGTACGAACTTGCGAAAAACCCTATAAAAATGGTTAATCTTGAGGAATTATCACGTAAATCACCCAAACTTGCTATCAAGGAAATGCAACGCTTATCTGATTCCATTAAGACTAATCAGCAAGCTTCTAATTTCCGATCTCCTAATGAGCCATTAAATCATTTGAAACCTTCTAACGCCGGAACGGATAGCGGTGAGTTGACGGTTTCAGACTTTAGGAAAAAATATAAAGCTTAATCCGTAAAACACATTGGTTATCCGACTATTTAAGGACTAATAGTTAGGAGCATCACAATGCCTGTTTTTGCCCAGAATATTTTACAACAAGTAGAAACATATCAACGTTCGTCACTTGGATTACTTTTAAATTTATGCTGCTTTGTTTCTACCAGTAATACTCGTTTTAAAGATTTCGATAAGATCCCGACAAATTTGGGCTCAAGTGTCACTTTCGACCTTCCGCCTCGTGCAGTTACCACAAATGGTCTAGTTGCAGCTTTCCAACCAGCAGACCAACGTGTGCAGACACTTACTTGCGATCAAGCAGGTAATAGTTCCTACACCGTTACTTCACAGCAACGTATCTTCAACTTAGAGAAAGGTGAAGAAGATTACATGCGTGTTTTTGGTAAGTCCTTCATGGAAGAACTAGCTAATAACATTGAAGGTAATATTGCTTTGAATGCAACTAGCTCTGTTCCTGTGATGGGAATTGACCAAAACGGTCAAACTTTCCCTACTGGCGCATTGCATACGGAATCCGGCCCATATCGATTTTTCGGTGATGGTGTGACTGCATTGACTAGTTACCAACAGTTAGCACAGTCAGTCATGTTATTCAAAAACTACGGTGCCGTATCTACTGGTATGAAAATCTATCTACCAGATACTGTTATCCCTGGAATCGTTGGTAGTGGTTTAAATCAATTTGTTCCACGCAGAAACGATGATATCGCAATGTCTTGGGAAGTAGGTGACTTTGGTACGCCTTTAGTTAGCTATTACCAATCTAACTTATTGCCAATTCATATTTCAGGTGATACTGGAAACAATGCAGATACTTTGACTGTAGTAAGTACTAATGACCCAACAGGCCAGAATGTTACTCAGATCACTTTTAGCGGCGCATCTGTTCATAATGACCCTAATGCTGTTCTTTCTGGGGACTTATTTAGCTTCCAAGATGGTGTAACAGGTTTCGCTAATATGCGTTATCTGACATTTATCGGTCACTTTGTCAGCGCTAATCACGTTCAATTTAGAGCGACTGCAAATGCTGCTTCTGATAATGCTGGAAATGTTACGATTAGTATTTTTCCTCCATTAAATTGGGCTGGTGGTAATTCTCAGAACCTAAATCAAACTATACAAGCTGGTATGCAAGTCAAAGGTTTGCCATCCCATCGTGCAGGTCTGATCGTAGGTGGCGATGCGTTCTATGTTGCATTACCTCAATTACCAGAACAAAGACCTTTTGATACTGCTAATGAATATGACCCAGAAACTGGCGTTTCATTGCGATTAACTTATGGTTCTCTCTTCGGACAAAACCAAACAGGTCTAATCTATGATGCAACGTGGGGTTCCACAGTCGTACCTGAATATTCAATGCGATATATCATCCCATTGTCTCAAGGTTAATTAATGGATAGAGGGTCAATAGCTGACCCTCTTTTTAAAATTAAAGATTAAAAGGATATTAACATGACCGCTATACAGAATGATCCAGTTTATTCGTTACCGTTGATTTATAAGAATGGTTTGATTCTTTCTAATGATGCAACCACTCCAAATACTATTATTGATATTTCTGCTGGTCAATGCAGAGATTCAAATGATACGATCGATATCGTTTCTAATGCTGTTATTTTATTAAATGCCGCTGTAAATGGTGTAAATGGACTTGATACCGGTACATTTGCCGCATCAACCATGTATGCAATTTACATGATTGCTGATTCTAGGAATTTCCAAGTTCCCGCAGCAATGTTAACGCTTGCATCAAATTCATCTCCTTTAATGCCATTTGATTACGATTCTTTTCGTTTAATTGGCTATTGGGCTT